TCGAGCGTTCTCCAATGCGTACTAACATGGAAGCTGATTTCGATACAGGTAACATGCGGTTTAAAGCCCGTGAGCGTTATTCTTTCGGATTTAGTGACCCACGTTGCGTATATGGATCACCTGGAGCTTAATAGATGCTCTTGTTAAAGTAATAAAAAAGGCGGCTTCGGTCGCCTTTTTTTAATTAATTTAAAAAGGAATAGTAAAATGATAAAATGGATTACTGGAAGACTATCTGAACCATCAAGTTACGCAGCAATTGGCGTTGGTGTAATTGCTGTAGGAACTATATCAGGAATTGGCGAGTTGGTTTTTGTCGGCTTGGGTTGTGCTATATTAGGTTTAATTCTTTCTGAAGAAGCTAAAAAATAAATTAAAGGTTGCACTCTTTCTTTTTATAAAGAGGTAGTGTAACCTGTAACCACCTTGACAGTCGCATTCCGCGCCTGACATTTGCCACGACAAGGAGATTTAAATGGCTAATACAACTTTTAACGGCCCAGTCCGTTCAGAAAACGGTTTTGAAACCATAACAAAAAATGCAACAACAGGTACTGTTACAATTACCAGCGGCAATAAAATGGCTGTTGAAGCCGCTGGAAGTGCAGGAATAGAAGGCACTGCGGCTGTTTATGTAACACAAGTTGAGCGTTTTAAGAGTGATACTACTACAAATGTAAATATCGTTAAAACAACAATAATGATCGACCTAACTGGACTGCGTTCAACAGCGGCGGGAGATATTATTGGTAAAGACGGTGATGGAGTTGCCTACCTTGGTCAGGTAACTACTGCTAACTCAGGTACAGTTTTTGGTGTCACTATGATGTGTCTTGAAACACCTGCGGGTGGAGATCCAGACATTAATCTACATTCTGCTACAGAAGCTACAGGTGTCGAAGATACACCTATTTCTGATCTAACTGAGACTTTGATTATCAACTCAGGTGATTTAGTAGTGGGTGGTTTAGTTGCTGGTGGCGATATCGCAGCAGATCAGTACCTGTATTTAACTGCGGGCGCAGCAACAGATGCCACTTATACAGCAGGTAGATTGTTGATTACAATTACTGGTTACGACATAGCAAGTTAATAATTAAGGTAGGGGGAAACCCCTACCAATTTTATAAAGGAGATTTATAATGTCAGATGTGCAAGCCACGTTTATTGTATCAGCAGCAGCAGATCCAAACGGAATTTCAGTAAGCGCACAGGTTGCAAACAATGCTAACTTAGTCATAGGTGGCGCGTTAGCAAGCGGTGGTGCTGTGACTTTTGATAGTCATAGAAATGTTACTATTACTTCTGGTGGTAATGATAGTGGAATAACTTTTACAGTTACTGGAACAGATGCGAGCGGCGCGGCTCAAACAGAAAGTATTACAGGCGGTAATGCTGGAATAGCAACAGGCTCAAAAATATTTGCAACGGTTACTCAGATAGCCGCAGTAGGAGACCCAGCAGGAACTGTTATAGCGGGATCAGGATCTACAATTCAAGCTACTATTTTTGCTGGAAGATGTAGAATAAAAGGTATTTATTTAGTCAGCACTGCTACAGGTGGAACGATTTCGTTTAGGAACAGCTCTGTAACTGGTACAGCCCTTATGCAGTATCAAACTCCAGCAAGTGTAGGTTCTGAATATCCAGATATACCTGGAGATGGAATGGTTTTTAGTTCAGGTGCTTACATTACTTACAGCTCTGATAACGCAACTTCTGCAACGATCTTTTACGCTTAGAGGTTCTTATGGCGGATAAAATGCCAAAAAGAAATAAAAAGAATTTTCGTCCTACTAAAAGTGGGGCGGGAATGACAAAAGCAGGTGTTGCATCGTATAGAAGAAAAAACCCTGGCAGTAAATTAAAGACCGCTGTTACAGGGAAAGTTAAAAAAGGTAGCAAGGATGCAAATAGACGAAAGTCTTATTGCGCTAGGTCTGCTGGACAGATGAAGCAGTTTCCGAAGGCGGCTAAAGATCCTAACAGTCGGCTTCGTCAAGCTAGAAAAAGATGGAAATGCAGATAGTCAAAAGGAATTTTAAATTATGACTGTATCAAACTCAAAAGATTTTGAACTAGATGTTTCTGAATATATAGAAGAAGCTTTTGAGCGTTGTGGTTTAGATGCAAGAACTGGTTATGATTTAAAAACTGCAAAAAGATCTATGAATTTATTATTTGCAGATTGGGCTAACAGAGGTTTAAACCAATGGACTATAGCTCAAAGAAACTTTACTGTTACTCAAAGTGATGGTGAATATGATCTAAATGCTGATGTTATAGATATATTATCACTTGTAGTTCGAAGAGATGGAACAGATTATTCATTAGAAAGAATAAGTAGAGATGCTTATTTAAATATACCCACTAAAACCACAACAGGAAGACCTACTCAATTCTTTTTAGATCGTCAAATTACTCCTAATTTAAAGCTTTGGCCTTTACCTGATAACTCTACTGACGCTGTGTATTATGATGCTTTAACTAGATTAGATGACGCAGATACTTACATAAATACTATTGGAGTTCCTTTTAGGTTCTATCCTGCGTTAGCGGCAGGACTTTCTTATTATATAGCAATAAAAAAAGCTCCTGATAGAATACAATTACTAAAAGGTATTTATGATGAAGAGATGGACAGAGCAATGGAAGAAGATCGAGATAGGGCTTCTTTTTACGTTGCCCCTTCCCTAAGAGGTTATAATAATGTCTAAATACGCTAGTGACAGATGGGCTTACGGAATATCAGACCGTTCTGGATTTAGGTATAGATTAAAAGATATGCGTAAAGAATGGACAGGTTTTTTAGTTGGAAAAGACGAATGGGAGGAAAAACAACCTCAATTAGAGCCAATTAGAACTAGACCTGATGCTCAAGCTTTAAGAAATCCAAGGCCAGAACAAGATTTAGCTAGTCAAAGAAGTATTCAATGGGGCTGGAATCCTGTAGGAATGAGAAATGACTATGGATTAACTCCTAATGATTTACCAGGAACGGGTGAAATAGGAACTGTAACAGTGGTGATAACATGAGCTATACATATGCACAATTAAAGTCAGCAATACAAAATTACGCAGATAATTCGGAAACTACTTTTGTCGCCAGCATACCTGATTTCATAGAAAGTGCTGAACAACAAATTTTAAATTCTATAGATCTTCAATATTTTAGAAAAAATGTAACAGGCGTTACTTCTGGGACAGGTACTAATCCGTACTTGCAAGTACCCTCAGATTATTTAGCTTCTTTCAGTTTATCTATTACAAATGGAACTACTCAAGAATTTTTGTTAGAAAAGGATGTAAACTACATCCAATCAGTAAATCCTACTTCTGCGACAGGAGTTCCAAAGTATTACGCTTATTTCGATTTAGATAACTTTATCTTAGCGCCAACTCCTGCGGTAGTTTATACTGCGGAATTGCATTATTTTTATAGACCAAATAGTTTAACATCTGTGGGAGATAGTGGTACAACATGGTTGAGTACAAACGCACCTAATGCTATGTTATACGGAAGTTTAGTGGAAGCTAATATATACATGAAGGGAGAGCAGGATTTGCAACAATTATATACTGAAAGATTTTTAAGGTCTTTAGAAAGATTAAAAGATTACGGAGAGGCAAGAGAAAACTCTGATGCTTACCGTCAAGGTCTTCCCAGGAGGCCGCGTACATGAAGATAGCTATTGTTGGACTGGGTGGGAGTTATTCCGACTATATAGCTGCTAGAATACGTTCAGAGCATTTTGATGAAGTCTGGGGTATTAACTGTGTGGGTGGTATTATTCATGTTGATAAAACTATAATGATGGACCCTGTTTCTAGATTTTTAGACTCAGAAAATGCAGGTTTGCAAACTGGAATTGCTAGGGATTTTTTAGAAAAAAACACTAAACCTATTATTACTTGTGAAATGGATAGTCGAGTAAAACATCTAGAACTTTATCCATTAGAGGGAGTTATTAAAGATTTAAACATTTGTTATTTTAACAACACTGTTCCTTATGCAATTGCGTATGCGATATACTACGGGGTAAAAGAACTTTGTTTATACGGCTTAGATTACACTTACCGAAATGTAGGTATGGCAGAGGCGGGCAGAGCCTGTACTGAGTTCTGGTGCGCTATTGCTACTACAAGAGGTATAAAAATAGAAGTTGCACATAATTCGGGACTTTTAGACACAAACGTACCTGATAATGAAAAATTATACGGGTATCACAGATTAGATGATCCTTTGGTACAATCACATAAAGGTGGTGGATTGTTAATTACTAGGCAGTCTGAGCAAAAACCTCCAGAGCCTTTGGATCAAGCTCCTATTCTTTACGGCAGGCACGATCATGTAAATGCAAATAAATTAAATGGGAGTCAAAAGCATGTTTAGCACAAATGCGGAAGCAGACGTAGGGTTTTTTAAGGTTATTTCCTCAGACAACGGTGGCCTGAGTGATGAGCAATTAACAGATTTAGCCGCCGATAAAATAGTGTCAGTGTCAAATTCGGCACCAGACCCTATTAAGCAGCAAGCACTTCTATTTTCAGATCAAGTAAGGAAAGTCTTGCTCCATTATATAAAAGTGGCTAGAAAAGAAGAACGTGCTACTATATGTTATAAAATAAGAGAGGCTGGTCACCCCGACCTAGCCG